GGCCGCAAGCGTATGCGCCCCGTGCGGCGGTCCTCGACTATGACAAAAACAGAATTCGCTGACTACATTTCTTTTATCGAGCAAAGGGCTTTAGATATGGGGATTGTGATCCCTGAACCGTTATCCATTGGAGACTGAAATGCGTAAGTTATTTGTATTGTTCGCTGCATTTTGTTCGGTAGCCGTCGCGCAGTCGGTGCCGACCGTGATTGGCTTCATCCCGAATCGCGCCTCTGGCCAGATTACTTTGACCAGCGAGACGTGCAAGGGATCGACAGACGAGCGCTTTGTGTTCGTCAAAGACGATGGCGGCAAACTGTCACTGACGGGCTGCTGGAAGATGATCGACAGCGACGTGATCGTGCGTTGGTCTGACGGTGACGTGTACTCGTACGATGTAGGCATGGTCGTCTTCACGCCTGCGTTCAACGAGTGGTACAAGAACCGCAATCAGCCGGTGTACTGATGCGAATCGATCTGCGCAAAGAGGCGAAGGGCAGAGGCTGCATGGTGCGCCTGCCAAACGTGTGCAACCACAATTCCGAGACGGTAGTGCTTGCGCACGTCCGCCTGCCCGGGGTGAGTGGCATGGGAATTAAGGCCGCCTCGGATCTGATTGGAGCGTGGGCGTGCTCCTCATGCCATGACGCTATCGATCGCCGCGCTCACATGGATCTGGAACGCGACTACGTGCGCCTAGCCCACTTCGAGGGCATGGCTCGCACGATCGCTCAACTCGCTAAAGAGGGAAAGATTTGACTTGTCGTAGTTGCCGCTGGTCTGTGTCGAAAGACAAGAAACTGCACTGCCTGTTCTGCGACTTTTTTGTGTATGAACCCGGAACCGATGAGGTAATTCTATGACTCAAACTGATGCTATCCGATCATTCCTCCTCGCAGGAAACTCCCTGACTCCGATTGATGCCCTTGAGAGGTTTGGCTGCTTCCGCCTTGCCGCGCGTATAGACGATTTGCGCCAAGAGGGCCTCGACATCAAAACTGTGAAAGAGCGCCGCAACGGCAAGTCGTACGCGCGCTATCAAATGAGAGACAAGCAGGGGAGTTTGTTCTGATGTCAGAAGATGAAATTAAGCGCCGCCAGCGCGAACTGTACGCCGAACTTCGCACGCTCATGCAGAAGGTCGGGCGGGTAAACAAGGAACTTGGCGACCTGCAGCGCGGAGTATGCCCGCCGCAGCGCAACGACGAGAACTGGGTGCCCCCTTTCCTGCGCGCGATGGCGCCTCGAACGGTGGTTAATTTTCGCCGGAGAAAGACAGCATGATCACAAAAGATGACATGGACGAGTATTGGGATAGCATGTCCCATACATCTAGCGAATATCGGGAGGAGATCCGGTCGCTTCGTAGTCGAATTGCTGAATATTTACGAGAGATTGATGCGCTCAAAACGGAAAAGCACTCGATCAATGCGGACTGGATCAAGGCACAAGATGAAATCCAAATGCTCAGAGAACAAATTGCCAGCCTCTTACGACGATGACGAATACCAAGAGATCATCGCTGCGCTGAGATTGATATCGGCCGACATGGTGATGGCGGTCGATGAAGGAAGTTATCTGCATATCGGCGGCATCGCCGCGGCATGTATCCGGCATCTGGAATTTATGAAACAAACTATCGAGGATATGGAATCAAGTTATGGTGATACTAGGCATTGATCCGGGCCTCAACGGGGCCATGGCGTACTACGAAACCGACATCGACGTGCTTGTCGTTATGGACATGCCGACGGTCGAGGTCACCCGCAACGGCAAGAACAAGCGCGAAGTCAGCCCTGCGCTGCTCGCGGATCTGATCGCCGGCCGAGGCATCAAGAAGGCCTACATGGAGCGCGTCTCGGCGATGCCCGGACAGGGTGTCTCCAGCATGTTCTCGTTTGGCCGGTCGGTCGGCGTCATCGAGGGCGTGCTGGCCGCCTACGAGATCCCGGTGACCCACGTCACCCCGCAGGCATGGATGAAGGCCATGGGCATCCGGGCTGGCAAGGACGGCTCCCGGGAGCGCGCCATGCAGTTGTTCCCCCAATACTCCAGCATGTTCTCGCGTAAAAAGGACGACGGCCGCTCAGACGCCGCTTTAATCGCTAAGTACGGCTCTACCCTATAATCTGCTGCTTTATCGCTTATCGAGGCTTATATGCGTTTTCAGATCACTATGAACATGCCAAGCCGGGCAGGGAACCCGGTGCATCAGATTATCTGCGACTACGACGTCAACAGTCTGGCGGAGTTCTGCGACGCCCTGTACGAGTTAGGGTTTCTGGTTGTGCGTGAGGTCTACAAAGACGGCGAATCGGGCCAGTATTACCAAGTCGGCGAGGTCGCCGTTAACGCTCGCTGGGTCGGCAAGATCAAAGTCTTTACTTGAGGCCTGACAGGTAAAGCGCACGCTCATCTCGACGACGCTTCACAAGGCCGGGTAGGACGCGACCACCGGCCTTTGTCCATTTCATAAACTCCTCGGCCGCTTCCTCGAAGTCACCGCGGTTCGTCTTCATCCGAAGGGTAGAACGCTGGAGATTGCCGAGGCCCACGTTGAAGGCAAAACTGACGAGAGAATCGAAGATTCCCTGATTGCCAACAGCAGCAGGGCAAAGTCGAACCACGCCACGCTCAAACCGGCTAAGGTCTTGACCAAGTAGCCGGTCCACCTCGTCCATCGTGATAGTGCGATCCCAGCCTGCGGGTATCGGTAAGGCGCGCCGTTCCTCATACTTTACTGTCGCATGGGTTGGATCAATTACATGGCCCACCGCAATCGTCCAAAGTAACGCCGGGCACCTGTAGGGCCTCAGTCTGACGCCCTCATGGTGCTTAATCATCTCGATCGCTTCAGCGCTAACCCTCACGATCAACCTTTCTTTTGGAACGCCTGCGTGCCGAACCAAAAGGCTATGATTGACGACAGAATGAGCATCTCATCGTCAGAGAAAACATTCTCCATCGCGATCGCAAACGGGATGCCAGTCGTGTAGGCGTACCACACGCCTGCGATGTTCAGCGCGACCAACTCCAGCACAAAGATATACGTCACTACCGGGCGCACCGACGCGCGCAGATTGATCATCCACTGCGAGGCGCCTTTGCCGATCTCGATGTCGTGCTGATACAGAGCCTGACGCTCTTGCGCCGAAGTCTGTGTCTGAATTTGTTCGAGTTTGATCTCTTCGACGCGAGCCTGCGCGAGAAAACCGCGCTCAGCCAAAGCCAGTTCACGCTCCTTCTGAGCAGCGACCAGCGCTAACTCATGCTTCTTGTCTTGCCGGTCTTGGAAGATCGACAGAATTTTAGGCAGTCCGCCCGCAAGAAATGACAGGAACGTTGAAACTAGCGTCATCATTTGTTGCGCTCCTCTATCAATTTGACGCGCACTTGCAAGTCATGGATGTCCTCCATGATGTCGTCTTTAAGTTCTTGACGACGAGATGCACTTAGCGGGCTATCAGTAGGCACCCCATCCTCGGTAATCAGAATGGGGATTTTGGACTCGATGGCAATCAGACGATTGTTAAACGACGCGATTTCCGCAAGCAGCCAGCCGACAGCGGCCAGCAGAACCGGAAACAACATGTCTACGATCTTCTGCATGTTCACTTGGACGCCCTCACAACGTCATCACCCTTAGTGACAGTGACATGGTCGCCTTCGACGTCGACGCGCATCGGCATCTCTTTGCGATCGAGCCTGTCGAGTTTGGCGATGAGTTCCTTGATCACGGCGAACTCGGGCTTCTCTTCCTTCTCAGTCGCGCCTGCAATGCTCGCAAGCATCGAGATCAGGGCCGTGAGCGAGGCGCCCAACAGCCCCATCACCGCGGCGATTTTGTCGGTATCGAGCGCGAGGCTCGACAACACACCGATGACGACAATGGCTGTGATGTAGGCGAGGCCATGCTTGCCAATCGCCTTACCTGCAACATCTTTGGCGCTACTACCGGCTTCGAGACGCTGTAGTTCAGCGCGAGCCTGTTCACGCAGCATCTGGATTTCGTCCATTAGGAAAGCCCTACTAATTTGAAGACGATACCAAGGAGAAGCAGGATGATGGTGCCGGCAGCGGCCATCAGGATT